GCTTGGTCAGTGCCCGCAAGCCCGGACAGGGCTGGGTTGTTTTTAACTTCCTCGCTCACGGAATTGAGGACAGACTGTGTGATGGCTGTGGCGATCTTGGTGGCGCCGCCTGCAGCCTCGGCCATTGTGGCGAGGTCGGCGGCATCCACTGCACCCAGCCCGGCGGCGAGGTTGTCAAGCATGGCTTGCACATACGAGCGGCTGCTGTCGGTGGTGACGCTTGCGAGTATGGCGGCGCTGTCTGCGATGGCGTCTGCGCCGCCTGCAATGGCGCCGTTAATCACGCCAATCGCTTCTGTCAAGTCTGCGGAGAATGTGGTGAAATACTCGCTCAAATTAACGGCCTGCACACCCTTGCCAATTGCGGTTCCAGAGTCGGCGATGGCCTGCTCGATGTTGACGGCCTCGACGGACATTTGCACAAAGAATTCGCGCAGGCGGGCGGCGGCATCGCCAGCCGCGTAGGCCTTGTTGGTCAAGCCTGCGATCTGGGCCTCGGTCAGCATTTGCTGCGCCCATGTGTTGCTTGGGTCGCCTGCCACCGCGCTCTGCACGTTGGCGGTGTTCTGGTCTTGGTGGGCAACAATGTCGCGCAGGTAGTCGGTGTTGAATGCCGCTGATTTGTTGCCGCCTGCGGCGAGGTCAAAGCGCAAGTTCAACCCGCTGCCAAAGCGCCCAAGCTGCTCGGCCAACGTGGCCACGGCGGCGGTCGCGGACATTGCGGTGTCTGCAACCGATGTTTGGGCCACGGCTGTTTGATTGGCCGCTGCGGTTACGGCATCGTTTGCTTCTTTGAGTTGGACTTGAGCAGACCAGTAATCTGCAACCAGTTCGCTCAGTGCGGCGCCGTATTCTGTGCCAGCAAACTCGGACAAGTTGACACTCTCGATCTGCGCTTTGGTGACTTTGTAGGCCGCGTCTTTGGTAACGGACTTGCCAAGATCGGCGATCGCGTCGATGACAGATTGCAGCGCAAACTTTGCTGCAACCACGGCATTGTCTTGCGACGACACGCCCGCCAATGTATTCTTGGACAGGGTGATGCTCTGTTGCGCGTCGGCAATGGCGGCGGCTTTTTCTGCAGCCGCAGCAAGGTCTTGCTGCGCATGCACCTGCTGTATCAGTGCCTTGGTCGTTGCGTCGGTCACTCCCGCCAAATCATTGGCCCGCTCAATCTGCTGTTCGGTGGTTTTGCCGGTCAGCAGGTTAAGTTTTTGCTGCCAGTTGGCTCGGGCGGCAAGGTCTTTCTCCATCGCGGCGGCGGCATCGTTGGCAGGCGGTGTGATGCTGGCAAATGCCCCGGATACGGACATCAGTGCGGCATAGGCTTTTTGTGATGCCTCGCCACCCAAGTCCCGCATCGACTCCACAAGGGCGCGGAATTCTTCCCGCGTTTTTGGCATGTCGAGGTTTTCGATGCTGGTGGCGTAGCGCTGCTCCAAACTGGTGTCGCCCTGTGCACCCACCCGTACATCAAATTCGCCAGCGATGGCGGTGCGTGTGGTCCTGGTCAGTGCCCCGGCGTCGGTCAGGGTGCGCGTGATGTTGGCAAGGGTCTGGGCCTTCTTTTCTTCTGCGCTGTAGAAGTTGTCGTAGTAGGTGCCCAGGTTCTGGGTGAGCTTGTCGAGCCCACCGCTAAATTCAACCAGGCCCTTGGCCGCGTTGTAGCTCAGGTCGTGCAGGGCCTCGAACGGCATTTGCACCATTACATCGTGCAGGCCTTTGAACGCTTGCGCGGTGTTGAGCACGTCCTCGATCTGGGCTTGCGACAGGGCATTGATGTCGCCCACACTGTCGAGCAGGCCGGACAGGTACTTGGGTAGCTCGGAGCCTTGCAGCGCGGCAAACACGGCGCGGCTGGCAGCCACTTGCATGGCCTCGGCGCTGTACGCAATTTCGCCGGTATTGGCGCGGGAGTTACCCGCCGCACCGGCGAGGGTGAAGTTGCCCCGGTTGTTGGAGCCGTAATCAAACTGGGTGTCAACGGTGCCAATGCCCAGCGCTTTTGCGGCTTTCTGGTAGCGCGACTCCAGGCCGTCCAGCAGCTTGTTGGCGTCCTGCGTGTTGGTGAAGAACCATGCGCCGTTGGTGGCGTTTTCGGTGAGTGCGCCGCCTTTGTCGTAGCGGCGGATGGCGTCGCCGGTGGAGGTGAGTTCTTCACCTTTGCCAAACAACTGTGCCACTAAACCACCAGGCAGACCGCCGAAAAGCTGACCAAGTTCGCCACCAGAGACCCCCCCGACCTTTTTCCCCCCAGCTATAGCGTCCCCAATTGCGTAACTTGCCATTGCCGATGCCACCATCGCGCCAATCGTTGGGCCAAGTGCTGCAGCCGAAGCCGTGAAGCCCATCTGGGTCGCAATAGAGCCCGCAACGGACGTGGCCCCGGACGATGCTGTATCCACAACCCCCTGCACCACCGGGCGCAGCACCATGGTTTTGAACATATTGACAACGGAGTCACGCAGATTTTCTGCGAAGCCTTTGCCGTTCTCGAAACCGCGCATGAGGGCGTCTGTAATGCTGTCGTTGATTTTGTCAGCGGTTTTCTGCCATTCTTTAGCGGCGTCTTTAGCGGCTTTTTTGGCCTCTTTGGCTGCGGCTGCGCTGGCCTCTTTTTGTTCACCTTCGCCGTAGCCTTTGGCGATTTGTTTGCGCAGGGCGATCTGGTCGCGCAGGGTTTTTAGCTCCAGCTCATAAATTGGTTTCGCCGCTTCGCTTACTGTGTATTGCGTGTTCGCAAGGTCTACAAGGCCCCCTTCTTTGTCCAGCAACAACTGAATGGCTTTGGCTTGAGACTCCAGCTCTGCGGTATCAGCTTCTTCTGCAACCCGGCGTACGGCTTCAATCTGCTCTGCGGTCTTGCCGATTTCGGCGTTGTGTTGGGTCTGCTTCTGCAAGCGGGTTTCCAGCGCGGCAACTTCTTTGGCCCCGGCGTTACCCTGCTTTTCCATGTAGTCGGCTTGGGCTTTGGCCGCTTCCTGTTCTGCTTTTGCCAGGGCTTTGGTAGCGGCTTCTGATTGCTCGCTAGCGATTTTTCTTTCATACAGCGCGGCTACAGTTGCCCGCTGATCGTTGGTAAATTTGCCCCAAGAATCGCCGCCCACCAAAGCGATGAATTCCGTTTGTGCTTTGTTGTAGCCGTGTTGCGCGGCTTCGGCTTCGGCTGCTGCTTTTGGGAGTTCGCTACCGAGCTTTTTGATGAGCTTGTCGTATTCCGACTCTGCGGCCTTGACAGTTTTTTCGTTCTTTTTATCGAAGTCTTCGATGCGCTTGTTGTATCGCTCTTTGCTTATCATCCCCGCATCTAGCAGCCTGGTGTTTTCCGCAACCAACAAATTGCGTTGTGCCAGCTTGTCGTTAGAAAAGTCGGAGGCATCGTACTTAGCGCTGAGTTTCAATACCTCTTGGCGGTCCTTCTCGGCTTGCGTGGACGCCTTCTGGGCTGCGGTCAGGTAGTCATAGATTCGGATTTTCTCTTTGAGTGCGATTACGTCTTTGTCGTTTGGGCCGTAATACTTCTCATATTCCGCCAACTTGGCGCGGTCTTTTGCGTTTTGCTGGGAGCCGGTGTCGGGGATGCCAAGAATGGCAGAAGTTGCAAAACGCGCACCATCTACGATGCCATTAAAGAAGTCTGCCCAATACCGGGTAGCGGTGTCGATAGGCCCGCGTTGCGATTCAAGCGCGGCATTCTGCTGTTTTATCGCTTGCTCATAAGCGCCCTGCGCCAATGCCGCCGCGCCAGCAGCGTCACCGCTTCGCTCCAGTGCTTTGATCTGCTCATAGAGTGATTGCGTAACATAACCCAAGCCATCGTTCAGCTTGAGTGTTGCGCTGAGAGGTTCCTTGGCAAGCTCGGCAAACTTCTTGGCAGTTTCCTCCACTGCCTGCCCGCCATTGCGCTCAAGGTCAATGGCACTCTGAGTGAAGCTGCGCAAGTTGTCACCCGCCTGTACGCCAGCGCCCACAAACTTCGTCAGGGCGTCACTGGCGGCACTTGCGCCGATGCCTGTGGCCCCGATGGCAGTGGCCATGTCCTTTAGCTGCCCAACGCTTGCGCCTGACCTATTGCCCGTCTCAGCCAGGGCCTTGCCGAACGCTTTGGTGTCTTCTGATGCTTTGTAGGCCACGTAAGCCAACGAGCCAACAACACCAGCCGCAACGGTGAACGGGTTTATCAGGTCAACAACATAGCCACCCAATGCACGGGCTGCGTTGCCTACGCCACCGAACATGTCCTTCAACTGTCCACCCTGTTGCAACAGCACAGTAAGCGGTGCCTGACCACCCTGGAGCGACACAATAATGTCGGTGAACTGCGCGGGCACGTTGCGCAGGGACGCGCTCAATCCTTTGACGGATGTACCGGCATCAGCGGCCCGCTTGGACATTTCGGCAATGTGCGGGTTTGCTGCTTGGAATGCAGCCTTGGCTGCATCTTCGACCTTCTTGTACCCTGCCAATTCCTTCTCAATAAATGACGAATCAAAGCCCAAGCGTTGGCCCTTGTCTGCCAGAAATGCCGTGCTTTTGCCGCGTCCGGTGTGGGTGAAGTTCAATTCAGAATTGATGACTTCTTGGCGGTAGGCTGCTTGTGCTGCGGCGAGGTCTTTCAGGTCTTTGATCGCTTTTGCCGACTGTGCCGCTTGCGCGTCTGCCGTGGCTTTGTTGGACGCCTGAATCTGATTATTCAGGCTCAGTAGTTTGAACTTTTGCTGCGCTTCTATTTCGGCTTGTTGCGCTGCTTGTGCTGCGGCGTTGTTGTTGTCTACCGTGGTTTTGACGCTGGCAATTTGCCGCTTGAGTTCGAGCGTGCGGGCAAGGCGCTGGTTTTCGGCTTCTACGGCTTGCGCTGCGCCTTGGGCTAACGTGCGCTCTTGCGCTGCTACGGCGGCAGTGAGTTTTTGAACTTCTCGTAACTTTTCAAGGTACGGGTTCATGATGGCAGCATCAATCCCCATGCCGCGCAAGCGCACTTCTTCGGCGTTAATGTCTTTGTATGCCTGCTTTAGGCTGGTGCTGGCCGTTGATCCAAACGTGGCGATGGCTTTTTCAATATCGCCAGTTTGTTTAATGATGGACTTGCTGGCCTTCTCCAGTCCCTTTGCAACCGGCAGTTCCTCTGTGCCAACTTTGCCCAATGCCGCATTTGTTTTGTCGGTAATGTCTTTTACCGCGTTGCCCAAATCGGTAATAGACCTTTTGACGGATGTTAGGCCCGTGGCTACCCCTGACCCGTCAACTTCAAATCGCAGTGTTGTTAGCAGGTCATCAGACATGGGTTCAATCTTTTTTGTTCATTGCAGAAAGGGCTTCGGACTCAATCAACCGAATGTCGTCAAACAGCCAGTCGTATTCCTGTTCGGATAGCTTCATGCGCTCCATGCTGGCAAAGTACACGTTGTAGTCAAAGCCCATCGCACCACCCATGCCACCAGTTCTGAGCTGGGTTTGCAGGGTGATAAACAGGCTGATTGCCCGCATGTTGTCGGGCCAGACTTCGTACTCGCCAGAGCCGAAATCAGCGGGGGTGAAACCGAATGCGGACAGCTCCGATTCGGTTTCTTGCGGTTCATAGAATCTACGAACCGCCTCCGTTAGTTTCCCAGTTTGCCCGCTGTACAGGCAGAGCTAAACGCCTCTGTGATGGCTGCTGCGGCTGCGGGCGCCTGGTCGTGCAACTGGCGCAGGTTTTCGGCGGTGGGCTTTTCGGCAAAGTCCCATTCAGCAATGATTTTGCTCAGGTGCGATACCGTCTTTTCGCCACCTTCGGCAAAGAGCTTTTCAAAATCGACTTTTTCGTTTTCGTCTTTTGTTTTGCCTGATTCGCCAAACATTTCATTCAAAAACGCTGCGAACTGTGAGCGTGTTTTGTACTTAAATGTGACAAGAATCTGGTCTTCTTCACCGTCTGGCAGTGTGAACTTGACGGGGAAGGGTTTGAAGGTTGCGGGAGTCTTACCCAGGATAAGTTTTGCCATGATGTGCTTTCTTTTATAAACAAAAAAACCCGAAGAGGTGCGACCAATCGGGCGTAAAAAAACCCGCGTAGATCGCTCTAGCGGGTTTGGCAACGTGGGTACGTTGTGTTCTATGTTTGTGCGGCCTTCTTAGCGGCCCATCTTGCCGTTGCAAGCTGGCTCAACAATCTCTTTTGTTCTTCGCTTAGTTTCTTGCCCTTGTGGACCGCACTTAGCTTTGCCTTTGTTTCTTCAGACGCTTTTCGGCCTGTGAGCGCCTTGCTAATCTTCGCCCGCTCTGCTGGGTCTTTCATGCGCGCTACGTTATTTGCCGAAATGCGCGATCTTCGCTCGTCAGTAACAATTGCCAGTTGCGCGGCACTGAGCTTCTTTATGTACTCAGGATCACTACACCGAATCTTCGCCACTTCGCTTAGGCGTTTCTTGTGGTCTTCAGATTTTGGCTTGCCTGCTAACGCTTTGCCAACTTTGTCGTGTCTACTCTGTGGCCGGAGCGCTGCGCTCTCACGCATTCGCTGCTTCGTTTCTTCAGACTTGCTAATTCCCTTACCGCCAGAAGAAATCTTCTCCCTATGCTCTGCGCCTAGCGTTCTGCCTTTTAGCGCGGCAGACATCTTCGCTTTGGCTTCGTCGCTGTAGGTAAAGCCAACCCTTGCAGCACGCATTTTCTTCAATGCGGCTTCACTATGTTTCACGCCCTGCATTGGGGCCGCTGTGTCCGTGGATATGTTGAACCCCAGATTGGCGGTATCAAACCTTTCCATGAACTCTGCTTCTATTTCGCGCATTTGGTCTTTAGCGCAATTGAAAACTACTTCAAATACAAACGCCTCTGCACCGTACTTGTTCCAAGCGTTTTGAAGCCGTCCATTTCTGTGCTTCTGCTTGTTTAGCATGTACACATGATTCTTCAATCTATGCGTGAGCATGATCGAAGAACCAATGTACGTTTTGCCGTTAGCTAAACACTCGATTTTGTAAATACCTACTTCTTTATTCATGCACGCATTATAGCGTACACGTCAAGATACTAGTATAAACAATATGAGTGATTTGCTATCATTTACGCAGCATATCTCACGGGCCTCCCCAAAAGTGAAAATGTTGCTTTTACCTGCATCACAGCGCCTTTACTCACGGTGGGCGTCTCGTTGAAAGACACATATCCGTTGTAGTAAATGGTGGAGCCGTCAGGCATGGCGATCTTCAATGCGCGAACAGCGCGGGCATCAGATGCAGCTTTCAAGGCGATGTAACCGGCCAACGATGGGTCGTCTGCAATGTCAATCGTGATCGACTGTGCAGAGAAGATCGTCGGGATTTGCGTCTCGAAATTCTGTTCCAAAAAGCTGTAGGTAGCGAACTGTTGATCGCCGCCCGAAGTCGCAAAGCCCATGATCTGGGTGATCTGGGTGAATGCGGTTACTTCG